AAGCCATTTATGTAAGACCCTTCACTATGGGCGAAAAAGCTAAAATATTTAAAGGCGCAAATGATAGCGACCTCAATGTTTTGATTGATGTCATTATACAAAAAGCAGAAACAAAAAGTGGCGACAAAATGTTTGGTTTAGAACACAAGCCAAAATTTAGAATAAAAGCAGACACAGATGTTATCTCAAGAGTAGCAAGTGAAATACTTGCAAATGACAATACGGCTAATTTAAAAAAAAACTAAATAGCGACAATGAACTATACGCCATTATGGGCGTAGCTGAACGGTTGCACATGTCAGTTAGAGATGTATTGCAAATGCCAGTACAAGAGTTTAATATGTGGATTGCCTTTTTCTCATTACAACAAGAAAAAGCTGAACAAGAACAACGATTGAATAAACGCTAATGGCTACAAAAAAAGTTAACATTGACATTGTTGCAAAGGATAGATCACAACAAGCTCTTAACAACGTTAGAGGAAG